GGACTATTAGTCACCAAAGGACTTCTTTTGTCAACACCTGGTAATAATAAAACATTTCCACTATCTGTAAGAACTTTTCCTATAGGTGTTGATTCACCATGTATTTTAAGACTAAAATCATCAGCATTAACATTGGTATTGTTAGCAATTGCTGCACTGAAAGCCATCTGAACTATAGGGAAACTGACATCAGGTAAAGCTTGTATATTGAAATCAGATGCAGTAATAGACCAATGACGAGCATGGTCTTGATACATTCTTATACGAATAATATTAGTAGGTTTCATACCTGTAGTCTGTGTATAAGTTTGCGTAAATGTAGTTTTATTTTCTCCTCCTCCATTTAATACAGTTCCACTACTGAAACCAGCACTATTAGCAATTATTTGGTGTTCACTTCCAATAAACATACCTCCTCGATTTGAGTCTACGAAAATTTCATGATAAGATTGATTCCATGTTGTTAAATCTGTTGGGTAATAAACATTATCTGGTCCTGAACCACTACTAGCTTCTTTGTTTACGACAATATTACCTTTCAATCCCGAGAAATGAAAAGGAACTGTTATTTCAATTTCATAAAAAGCACCAAAAGTTCCACTAGTGTGACCGTTCATTGTAATTTTTTTTGATACGGTGTCAAAAAAACAATCACTACCGTCAATACCCTCTGCTAATTCTTTTATACTTACTCCATGATCGAAATTAACATCAGTCCAACCGAATTTTCCCGATTCCTGAGTTATTGTTGCTGCAGATAACGTTGGAGCTGCCATATATAATAAACGACAACATTATTTTTTCTTAAAAAATCTGTATTGCTCAAATAATCGTAATTATTTAACCAACATAGAATGGACAATCAGCTCTTTCTTGACGTACTCTATTACACTCATCAAAAATTATTTTACACATGTTTTCTATTTTATTTATTCTTCTTTCTAAAGTAATCATTAGTTCATAAATATCATTAGTTGTTTTGTGTCTTTTAAAAGGTCTATATTCTTGTTTAGAATAAGACATGTGTTCTGCGGATCTTTTCATTATTATAAATGTTATTTTTTTTTTAAACTCTTTTTTAAAGTATTTTTAATATCTTTCATGCCTTTGCAATTTTCAGTTTCATAAAATTGGAAACTAGGGGGTTTACCTACTGTAACATAGTCATTTGGTTTATTCTTATCCTTACAATTCTGTAAGAATTTATACATATTACCTATGTATGTTTTAGTATTTTTCACCGGTATGTTTCTGGAGAATTTATTTGCAAAAAAAGTAACATTAAACCATTGTCCTGGTTTATAAAATTTGTTTTTAGTGAAATTACTTGAAAATACTTTGTCTAAACAATTTTTTTTACCTTTCAATTGTTTTTTTATCTTACTAACGCTTGTTATAGGTCCACTTACAGTATTTCCACTTGCGTCTACACTATACACTTCTATTCCATAGTCATCTATGTATTTAGAAAAATTGTTAGTAAATATTTTTTTACCTTCATGTACTGGAACACCATTACATGGAAGACTAGCTTCACAGGAATTTGTTTTTTTATAAAGATTTTTAAAATTAAATTCATTACTGAATTTACAAAAAAAATCAGGAGTAATGACATCTTTATTATTAACTACAAGTGCTGTATTAGCACTAACTGTTCTAAAAGCATGCGTTGCTTTAAAGTAAGATTCCATACAACTAATAGCCAATCCTCTATTCATATTTGTTTTCATTTTTTTTAAAACTTTAAGAATCTGAGGATTAACTTGAATGACGTACGTTCCTTCCATTGTTAAAACTAAATGTGCTGCATTACCTTTTAAACCAAAATGAACTGATTCTCTCATATCTTCGCCACTAGGCCATCCTAGTATTGTTTTTTCATCTAAGTAACACGACACGGGATGAGTATGAAAATTTACAAGTGTATCAGGAGCTTTAACAGAATCTTTACCACCACCGTTAGGTTTTTTAACATTTCCTGTTTTACTACACCCCTTTTTACTACACGAAGTATATCCAAAATTTATATCTCCAGCCCATTCCTGATCATCATATAACAAATCGTATAAATTAGCCCAATCATTTTTATCAACCTTCCAAGTTATTATTTTATCTTTTTTCAAAGTACATTTACTCATTCTGATAATAAACAATATTTTTATTGCGAAAAAATTATAATTTATTAATAAATGTTAATTGTATTATGACAAGTAAAGAAATTGATGCAAATGTACTTGTTGCAGCTAGGGATGAGTACACCCATCAATTATGTTATTATTTATGTCCTTTAATAGACGAAGGGTTTATTTCTATTTATAAAGATGCACAAGAACAAACAAGATCGAAAGATCCTAAAAAAGCATCAGTATTAAGAAATTTTCAAATTTTTTGTAAAGCTATTCCTACATGGAATGATACACTATTAAATAACGAATCAGAAAGAATAAAAAAAACATGTTCTTTTTTAATGGATCTTTTAACAGCAGTGTTCGTTAGTAATGTTAAAATTTTAGCTGCGATAAAACTTAAAGGGAATAGTAAAAATATTAAAATTAAAATACCGACGACAAATATTTTCATACATAAAATATATACGTCATGTGCTAAATTCTTTTATTACGAACCTCAATACTATCATATTCACAGGTCATTTCATAAAAACGAGACTAATAGAAAAACTAGGGTGGATAAAATTAAAGAAAAAATAACAACAACTATTTCAGATATGTTACCAGTACAAGATGTTCTTGACGAATATTTAACTGGAGGATTTGATTCAAATAGTGAAGACGAAGATGGTGAAGATGAAGATGAAGACGAAGATGAAGAAGAAAGTGAAGAAGAAGAAGAACCTGAAGCTACTGATGAAGAAGAAGAAGAAGAAGAAGAAGAAGAAGAAGAAGAAGAAGAGAAAGAAGATGAGAAAGAAGATAACAACGATGATGAAAAAATAGATCAAGTATTAAATGAAATAGAAAAAGAAGAAGAAGGAGAAGAAGCAGAAGAAGAAGAAGAAGAAGAAGAAGAAGGAGAAGAAGATGAAAAAGATATTCCTTTAAATGACTTAGATGACAAATCTCTTACTAAATTATCTAATGTAACTGATCAACCTATACAACCTGTTTCACAACAAGAGTCTACTCAACAGGTTCCGCAACAAACTACTAACACTAGTTTTCAAGAACAAACAGATAATAATCCTTTTCAAAATAGTTTTGGTATTAAAAAAGAAGGTACGTCAAGTGTACCCCAAAATGCAAAAAAATTTGCTTTTTTATAGTTTCGTTTTTTTGAATAAAAATAAAGTGTACGTCATACGTAATGTTAGATTACAAAGAATCTCCTTATATTATTGCTTTTATCCTTTTTTTAGTTATTTCATTCGGTAGTAAAACGTACCAAGAAAAATGTAACGATAAACAGACATTTTCAAGGACTGATATGGCAGTCACTGTAGTATTACCTGGTTTAGTTGCTGGGTTCGTTGGTTATTATTTTACCAATGAGTATAAAAATTCTAAAAGAGGTAGATTCAGTCTCTTACAAGAACCTTTTGATAGTCCACTTGCGGAATAAGAAAGAAAAAAAGTTGTTGAATACAATTAATGTCCATGAATCTTAAATTAAAAAAATTTAAACCTTCGTGGTTGAATGATAAACGCAAATCTAAAGGAGGACCTCCAACATGTGTTATTATAGGGAAAAGAGGAACTGGGAAAACTTGCTTAATAGCAGATATACTGTATCATTGTAGAGATACTCCTATGGGAGTTGTTATGTCAGGTACAGAAGAATCATGTGAATTTTATGGTAAATATGTACCAGACATTTTTATTTATGATGATTATAACGCTGACGTTATTCATAATTTAATACAAGGTCAAAGAAAATCTATTAAAGATAAATCAAGAAAAGGAGATAAATCATGTTTTATTCTTTTAGATGATTGTATGTACGATAAAAAGAATATGAGAAGTAAAGACATAAGAGGAATATTTATGAATGGAAGACATTGGAAAATACTATTTTTATTAACAATGCAATATTGTATGGATCTTCCTCCAGATTTAAGAGCTAATTGCGATTATGTATTTGCTTTAAGGGAACCTGTTATTCAAAACAGAGAAAAGTTGTATAAAAGTTTTTTCGGAATTTTCCCTACATTTGATAGCTTTCAAACGGCTATGACAGCATGTACTGAAAATTACGAATGTCTTGTTCTTGACAATTCTAGTAAAAGTAATAAAATAGAAGATGTAGTATATTGGTATAAGGCTAAGTACCCTATTAAAAAATTTAAAGTAGGTGGTAAAAAATTATGGAAATGGAGTAAAAAAAATTACAACAAAAGACATGAAACAGAAGAAAAAAATCAAAAGTTTGGAATCAAGAAAAAGAACGCTATCACTATTAAAAAGATAAAATAAATTATTCTTTAGGATTACCTTTTTCCATATCATCCATTATCTCCGACGGAGATGCAGTTACATCTTTTACTGAAAAAGCTGGTAGTTTTTCTATTGGCTCCATAGAAGGTTTAACTTCATCCTTTACTGCTTTTGCTTCTTCAGATTTATTGACATCTGGATTCTTCATTAATTTTAGTTTTCTCATATCAAAAACTTCTTTTGCTCTGTGACGACTTTGTTTGTATCCAGTAATAAGTTCATTAAGTTTCTTTTCTTGATAAACTTGATCAGTTATTAATTCTGGATTAGGTGGAATTAAACACCAGTTATACATTTCACATACATAAATGTCAAAAGGTTTATTTTCTTCTTGTTTTGATAATAATTCTGCATGACGAGCTGCATCTTCTTTGTTAGGGAATGCTCCATAAACTTTCATACCTAATGAATCACTTTCTTTATTAGAAAAATGTGCTTTTTGTCTACATCCTTTTCCTACAAAACTAACTACAAAATGAGTTTGATTAGGAACTTGTGTTTCAGTAGTAGCTAGGTTTACTTCTGTTCTATGGTCCATTTCTTCGATAAGTTTTCTGTCTGCTTTTTTATAAGCTTCTTTTAATTCTTCTTCGGAAAGTTTGTCTAAAGGGTCAAAATGTTTTTCTTTACTCATTATAATTTATTTAGTACTCTTTTTTTTATATTTATTTATATTAAATGGTACTTAGACATTTAACTACTGGAGTTTATTGGATTACTTTTTTGTATTTTATAAATTATACGATAGATATTCTAATACAGATAGAAAAAGAATGTAAAAAAAAACAAATGGACAACTTTATGAAAATAAAATGTTTTTTAACTAACATTAAATTAATAATAGGAGTATTGTGTTGTTTTATAACTTATTATTTAGCTTATTATAGTCCTAAATTTACAAAAGGAAGTATAGCAGATACAGTTGTGACTGGTATTGAAAAACAACTTGAAAAAGTAGCTGGGATTAATACTAAATAGATGGATAATAGGTCCATCCTAAATCTATACATATGTTTTTCCAAACTTTATCTTGTAAAAATAGTTTTTCTCTCGATTTTAATAAAGGAAACCATTTCAAAAATTCAAGAACACTTGGGTCTTTTTCTCCTATTAATTGACACATTTTATGAAGAACAAAACTATAGGATAAGAAATTAGTTCTCCCTGGTAATTTGTGTTTTTCGAAAGGTCTTTGTATTTTATTAAACATAATTTTAAGTTTTTCTTCTAATTCTTTTGTCATTTTAGGAGCTTTTTTACCACATATAGTTGTAATAATATTAGTAATATTATCATAATATTTATTTAATCTTAATTTTTTAAGAAGTCTTTTAATCAATGAATTAGTAATTTGAGAAGTATCTGTAATCCTTGCTTTCTTAAGTTCTAATAAGAGTTGGTCAATAACTTCCCTAGGTACAATTGTACTTTCTTTTGCTTGTAAACGAGCTAACCAATCTCCAAAATGGTTGATTCTTTTATACGCAAATTGATTTACGGGACCTACTTCATCTGACCAGGTGTTAAGTTGAGTGTCATCTTGATATCTCTTAGAGAACCCACAATCTTCACATATAGCAGAACCTTTTGTATTGTTTACAAACATTTTTCCTTCACATTCTGTACATGTTAGTAAAACGTCTATATTAGTAGGTTTGTAATCAACATACACACTACCTGTTATACTACATTGGAATCTTTCAAGTATTTCATTTTTATCAATTATACCTTCACTTGTTACATAATTATTCATACCTTTTTTAATTTTTTTAACCTTTTTATTTTTATCAGCATGTACGTATTTATCCAAATAAGTTGCTAATTTAGTATGATATTCATTCAACATTTTTTGAGATTTTATGTCTTCTATTTCTTTTTCTAAATTTACTATTTCCCGTTCAGGTGTTTTTTTATTTTTTTTTAATTTTTTTAACTTTTTTTCTAAAGAAGGAAGTGTTTTATAATATTCAAGTATTTCTTTTTCTCTTTTTTCATGGACGCTAAAGAAATTTATTCTTTTGTCGCTTCTTGATTCTTTTAATAATATTTTGTGAGTATTCATAAAATATTATGATTTTATAAGTTTAAATACTTTTATTTTATTTTATTTTATATGTAATAAGTAATGAGTACAAATTATAGTCACTTTTCTAATTCAGATATGTCTTACCAAGATTTTGAAAATGAAAAAAAAGGAGTACCATCTCCTAATACTAATAATCAACAATTTAAAAATTTATTTGACGATGAATATATGTCTAGTATTGGAACACATGCTCCTGCAACTGACTGGAGCAATTCTAAATGGAAAATAACAAAAAAAAGAAATCCTTACAGTGATCATTATAAAAAAAATTTAAGATGGGAAGAAACTTTAGGTAATTTCTTTTTTTCAAAGGATAACATTGAGTATTTACACAAAAGAATAATAGAAGAAGTTAAAAGAATTAAAGGTGTTGATATTTCAGAACAATCAACTGAGAAAATAGTTCTTATTATGCAAAATGTTTACGAATATGCTATGTCTGGTTCTCTTCCTAACCCTTCGTATCCTAATAGTAGAGGAAATCGTGGAGGAGTAAACATACCATTGAAAGATAGATTATCAAGATTAAACCAATCCGTTATACAACAATGTGTTAAAGAAATAATATCAAGTATAGATCAATATTTATTGTATTATAAAGATGCTTCAACTTTACCTGTCCCGTTAGAAAGACCTATCAATAAAAGTTCCAAAGGTTCAAGGAGTTTAGAATACAATATTGCGTTTAAGAATAATAATATATTTAAAGGGAGTTATCAATAACCGATGAAGATTATTCAAACTTCTGACAAATCTATAGGGAAACATTATTTATTACTGGATGATAATGGAGATTCTATTAGAATAACTACTCCTACATTGATGTTTAAACAAGTTATTAAAGAGGATGGAAAATATTTTATTGAAGTTTATATTGGTAAGAAGAAAAAATTTAAAAGAGAAATAAAAGAAATAATAGATTTTATTGAAGAATATTCAAGAAAGACTTTAATGTTGCCTCTTTTTTCCCATGATATGTCTGGGGATACATTTAAGATAAAAATACCATCACGATACAGTAATTTTTCTACTACTTTTTTTAATGCTAATAAAGAACCTATAAGTTATGGAGATTTAAACACTAGATGTAGAATAAAAATTTTGATGGAAACTAGTGGTATATGGTCTAACGCTAGATGTTCTTCATTTTATTTTCACGCAAAAGAAGTTTTAACTGATTTAAGAAACTGAGTTTATACTATTTATAATGCCTATTAAAGAAGTTCTTTTCGCAAAAAATGTTAATGTTGAAAAAATTAAAAGAGGTTCAGCTACAGAAAAAAAGATACCATTCTTTTATCCTTTATCAGGAAGTGAAGACTATTCTAATTTAGTTCTACAGACACCTATTATGTATATTCCATTTTCTCCTCAAGAAAAGAAATCAAACGACGGAACTCCGTTCACAGGTAACATCACAGGTAGTTTTAGAGATATAGGAAGTGAAAAAAATATTAAAACAATGAAAAGATTTCATAAAAAAATAAAAGAAATTGAAAGTTTTATTAAAAGAGAAGTTGAAGAAATTAATCCTAATCTAAACAAATTTTATAAAGGATTAAGGCCTTCTACTAATGAAAAGTATAGTGATTTATTTCAAATGAAAATTATGTATAAAAATGGAGAACCTTGTGTTGACGCATTTGATAAAGATAAAGAAAGTATTAATTTCAAAGAAATTTCTAATAGAATGACTGCATCATTTCTAATTAAACTAGATGGTGTATGGATTGCTAGAGACCCAAATGTTATGGGTATAGATTGGACTGTACAACAAATAATGTTGTCTGCTGATAACGAAGAAACTTCTACACCTATTGTAAAAGGTTTCGCATTCAGAGATGAATAATTGCGTTTTTTAGATTAAACAAAAGTCATATGTTTTATTATATGAATATTGTTTGCTCTACTAAAGAACCTATAAATGTTGTTATAGAAGATTTTATACAAGATGGTCATAAATATTATGGGAAAGTTTTAAATGGTCATGGAAATCTTTACGTACAAAGTTGTATTATGGAAAAAACACATATTGACGAACACGATATCTTGCTTAGATTTAAAAACAGCAAAGATGATAGAGGATGTAGAGAATTCTATAAACTTATAAATCAAATAGAAACAGATATTTGTAATATTTTTAAAGATTCAAAATTGAATAGTTCAGGAAAAGAATATATATCCATTAAGAAAAATATGTTTAGAACTTGCATTCTTCCAAGTAAAGTTTTAGGGGAAGCTCCAATGATGGTATCCAATTTCCCAATAATAGACGAAGTTGAAGTTTATGATAAAAGAGGTAACCCAATGGATGAGAAAAAATTAGAAAAGTGTAATGAAGTAATAGTTATTTTAAAATGTAATAATATTGAATTATGTGATAATAATTTAAGATTAAATTGGGAGGTTCAACAAATTGCTGGTATCAGAAGAAAAAAGAAAATGAAAGTTGATAAAACTTTTAAAATCAGAAAATATAATTAATTGTTTAATTAAATAGTCTTTTTTTTTATTTTTTTTTGTTTATATTAATTATAATATGAACAAAGGTAATAAAGGTTCTGTCGCAGCTTGTGTACTTGGAGTTGCAGCTTTAGGAGCTGTAGCAGCATTTGCTTTAAAATGTACTGATTCACTAGAAGAATTCGGTAATGTTGAAACTAACACAGCATTGTATAACGATGCTCTTAATAATTCTACACCAACACAACAAGAATTGGATATGGCAAGTGGAGGTTCTTCTGGAACTCCACCATACGAAGGTGGTGTTTCTGTTGATTTCGGTAGCGAAAGAGGAGACAATGTTCTTCCATGTTCACAAAACGCACCAACTTTTGTAGCATCAAGTCTTTTACCAAAACCACAAGGTCAAGAAGATACTTGGGGACAAGCAGATGCACAAGCAGCTCTTGCTAACCAAGATTTTTTGAGTGCAACACAAAGAATTGGTACTGACACTGTTTTAAGTTCTCTAAGGAACAGTAGTCATGACCTTAGAAATAACATCCCTAACCCAATCAATGTTATTAGTCCATGGTTGAACAGTACAATCACCCCAGATTTGACAAGAAAACCATTGGATTGTTACACAACCGCAGGTGGAGTTTATGGATGTGATGAAGCATGTAATCAATAAGTAATATAAATAGTTTATTAATTTTATACTAAGTATTCATTAAGTAAATAGTATAAAGAAATAATCTTATTAATTTTATAATGGCTGAAATTACTGACGACGTACAAATGGCTGATCCAAATGACCCACATGGTGAATTTAAAATAGAAATAAAAGAATGGGATTCTATATCTAATCAAATTAAAGAAGTTGAAGCTCATTTAAAAGTTCTTAAAGGTAGAAAGAAAGAACTTCAAAAGAAAAATATTGAACATATGAAAACTCATAAGTTAGATGTATGTAATATGCCTAATGGGAAAATATCTTTGAAAACAACTAGGACAAAAATTCCTGTAAAGAAGAAAAGTATACCTGAAAAGATAACTGATTTCTTTATGCAAGATGAAAAATTAGCAGAAGAACCAGCTTCTGATAAAGCTGAAAGACTGTATAAACATGTATACGAAACTAATGAATTTAGAATTAATTATAGGTTAACTAGGAGTAGACCTAAAAATTAAAGGCAATAATTAAATTATTTCAAAGAATTTAAAACAAACTTTTTCTTAACACTGTAGCTCAACGGTAGAGCACCGGATTCATAACCCGGGGGTAGTGTGGTTCGACTCCCACCAGTGTTAAAAAAAAGTTTTATTAAATTTTTTGAAATTATTTAAATCTTGGTCATTAGTAATGAAGTGTTTAATGAAGGTTTTAATTATTATATTCTTAATAGGGATTATACTAGATAATGAAAATAATAATTTTTTTAAAAAAATGTTGAAAAAATAATATAACGTTACGTTATAATGGCTATATTGAGAAAAATATTTGGAGCAATACATCCAACAATGACTTTTATTATATTATTAATAAATATATCTTTATTCCTTGGAGTACTTTCTTTGGTGAATTTTATCCAGAAAAACCACGTAACGTGGATTAACGCTGTGAACAAAAAAATAGATGATAAAGTAGATGAAATAAAAAAAGAAATACCAAGTATGTCGGGACAAAATACGGGAGGTTTTTATTAACTAATTTTTTTATTAACTATTTTTTAATTATATATACGGGAGCAACTGGTTTTTGTAAAAAGAATATTAATTCTAATAGTCTTTCTACTAGTTTACTAGAAACTATTATAAAACTTTGTTGAAGGTACTGTATTTCTCTTCGTTTAAGGTTATGTATAAACATAGCCATCTTGAAGCAATATTTTGGATTGACTAACCCTACGTTTGTAGTATCAAAAATAAATGTGAACTTTTTTTTTTGATTGTACAATTCTATCCAACCAGCTAGGAAACTATCAAAATCTTCGTTATTTTCTATTGTATTACTGAATTTTACTCTGACGTAAGGAAATTTATCATAATTATATTCAGCAAACATTATTAGTGACGTACATTTTATCCTTTATCAATAATCGTATATTCTTTATCTTCTATTTCTTCTAAGACAATTACTTTGCCTGGTGGAGTTTGCCCCCTAGACCATTCATACCAACTATATGTATACTTGGCAGCAGCAGCAGTGTTTGATACGACTTGATATCCTTGTACAGCTGTTTTCACGTACCCATATAAAGCGATTGCTCCAACTGCAGCGCTATAGTATTCCATTATTAGTGACGTACATAAAAAAATGAGTATTTATTAAATATTAATGAGTTGTATATTTAATTATGTGTTTAGGAATGCTACTTTAAAAACACCTTTATTCGGACTTAAAGGGAAAACTAAATGGGCTAAAGTAGTAAAAGTTTATGACGGAGATACTATACACGTCGTATTTTATTTAGGTTGTAAATTATACAGATGGAAATGTAGATTACTAGGTATAGACACACCTGAAATTAAAACAGATTCAGAAATTGAACATGCAGCAGCTATTAAAGCAAAAGAAAAATTATCAGATTTAATATTAAACAAAATAATTACAATTAAGTGTAACAATTTTGATAAATATGGAAGACTACTCATAACAGTTTATAAATCAAGAGTTAATATAAATAATTTTATGGTACGTCAAGGTTACGCTTATGA